CTTGGCGACGATGTTATTTAGCTCGGTATCGGCCAGCACCAGTTTGATCAGATCGCGCCGAAACGCATCAAGCTCTGCCCCCACATTCGGGTCTTGATGGATGATGATGACATCGGGCGTCATCTGCGCGATCATCGGCACATTCGACGGACGGTTCTGCGCGTCGTTGGTTTCCTCGTCGCCATCCAGCACGACCGCGGATGGCAGTTGGGTCTCGTCGACGTTCACGTTGTTACGATAGACCGAGCGAATGTTTGGAATGGTGGCAAGCACCTCAACCAACCTCGCCAGGATATCCTCGCGAACATCAGCCAACGGCCGCCTCCTGCAACAGGAACAGAACCTCGCCTAAATCCTCGCCGTTGGGATTGCCCTGTACCGGCGCCTCGCGCACGATCCAAGTTCGCCCGTTGAAGGCCAGCGTCGAACCGATCCAATCGCTGCGCGCGATCCCCTTCTCGGTCAGCTCTGGAATGCGGACAAAGGCACCAGGGCCGACGCTGCTCACCTCGACGCCGCCTTGTGTGTTGGTCTTTGACCGCGTCTCGTCGATCACGAGCAGCATTGCTTCGGCTGTCGCCGTGGTCATCGTGGCGGGCACGCCGAACTCGGCGTAGAGCGGATCATAAAGGTCCGTGCTGTAGTCGATCATGCCAGCAGCGGCCCCGCCGCGCCGATGATGCGAACCGAGGGGATGCCGAGCAACAGCGCCACGATCATGTAAAGCGCGATCAGCGCCACGATCACCATGAAGATTTTCTGCACCGGCGCCGGGATTGGGAACCCGAGCAGACCGAGCAACCACATCGCGACATAGCCGATGAGGATAAGGATCGCGACCACGATGCAGATATTGATCAGTCCCAGCAGAACCCCGGCTAGTGACATAATGGCCTCCCTAGGCGACGTGCAGGCGCCGGTACGGCTTGATGAGTTCGGCCGCAGCCGCCGACAGGAAATCCGATGACCCGGTCGTGGACGACACCGATGGCGTGAAGTAGCTCACCCGGCGGTCGCCGTGCTGTAGTTCGCGGATGGTGGGATCGCGGTAGCTGGATGTGCGACCGGCGTTGACCGCGTCGATCACCGCGCGCTGCAATCGGGCGGGGCATTCCTCGGGCAGATCGTAGCCGCCGCTATAGCTGACGGTGACGGTATCCACCCAGCAATAGCCGGTGCTCATCCACAGCCGGCCGCTGGCCGGATCGAAACTGTAGTCGGTCGCCCCGGTGCCGGCAGACAGAACCTCGGTCACCTCAACCACCGGATAAAGCGACAGCGTCAGCGCCTGCCGTTGCAGCATGTCCTCGTAACGATTGAAGGTGAATGTCTCGACCGCCTGCGCCAGGCCGAAACGGCGCTCGCAATACTCTGCAATGATGCGTGATTGAAACGTGATGGCAGCGGCCAAGGTGGCATCCTCGGTCGTGCCCTCAATGCCAAGCGCGAGCTTGAGGTCGTCGAGGCTGACCAGGTCCGGGCCGGCGCTGTCGGGGTCTTCGCTGATGATCTCGAGGATGGAGTGCATTACTTGAACCTGACCGGCTCGAGCGCGCGTTCGATCTTGGCGTCGCGGCCGTCGCTGCCGCGCTTGACGGCGAGGCGCCATTCATCCGACTTGCCTGGCTTGGCTGACGTGTCGGCCTGCGCGATGAAGAATGATCCGCCCATGGTGACGCCGTCGCCGGCGACATAGGCGGTACCCTCGCGCCAGACGCCGGCGTCGAGCACAATGGCGGTCTTGATTTCGTGGACGGTCTCGCCAATGGCCCAGCGCAAGGTGCGGCCACCGTCTGCCGTCGTGACCGACGCGGTCTTGATGGCGCGGCCAACCTGCTCGACGACGTAGTCCTGCAGGAATGTCAGGTCGCTGGCGTTGCGGCCGGTCTCGCCCTTGACCCCGCGGTCGCCGGGCGGCCCTTGCTTGCCTTGTTCTCCGCGCTCGCCCCGTGGTCCCGGTACGGGCGCCAATGCCCGAACCTCGGAGAGCGCCCGCTGGCACATGGCAAGACAGACGCCGATCGCCTCATGCAATGTATATTGTGGAGCAGGGATCATCGCTGCCTCTTATGCCGCCAGCAGGAATGCGATCACGGCCGCTTCATCTTCGTCGAGTTGCCCGGTCGCGCTGCCGCTGAATTTCATGATCACGCCCGAACCAACGCCGCGGGCGCCAACGGCCCCCTTGCCCCCGACCGTCATGCCCTTGAGAGTGACCGCTGCGTGGCCGGCCTGGCCGCACGCGCCGATGGCATTAGCCCGAACGAGAAGCTGTGCCGCGCCTTTGGCAACAGCGCCGACGACACCGTGCGCCTCGCCCTCGAGCCGCGGCAGGATGCCGTAGCCGCGGCCGACGACCGGAAATGGCCGCTGCAGCGGCGGGTAGTAGGCACCGCCGCCATCGACAGGAACCTCGACCGCCTCGACCGTCGCATCGAGCGCATCGAGCGCACCCGCCGCCTCGGCCACATCCGCCAGGAGGACGCCGGCAGGGACAGCAACCGCATCGAGTTGATCGAGTGCATCAGCAGCCTCGGCCACTGCTGTTGCAAAAACGATAACCGCATCGACGTTATCGACAGTAGTGTCGGCAATAACAGCCGCGTCGAATGTATCGAGCGCGGCGGCCGCCTCGATCGCATCCGCCGCGATAACGGCGCCGCCGGCAACGGCAACCGCATCCAGGCTGTCGCTTGCGCCACCGACAACCCCGCCTGCGGCGGTCGGCCAGGTCGTGTTATCTGCCGTGTAGAGAGTGGTGCTGGCAGTGACCGGGATACCGATCGGCTCGGCCACTTCCGCCGAGATGCAGATGATGCGACCGTCAGCGGTCCAACAACCGCTATCGGCGGTAAGACTGCTATCGGCGGTGACAGGCATTTAACTAAAGATTTCGTCCGCGCGGGCCTGCGTCAGGATGCCCGCTGCAACGAGGTCTTCTTTTATCTTCTGCGATTTCTGCTTGTTGAGATCGACACTATCCTCGGTCATGGTAATGGCGAGGTTTTTGCTGTAGCCGACCTTGCTGGCCGCGATGTCCGCTGCCTTCTGTTTTTCCAGCGCCAGCCATTCCTGATTGGTGAACCGCGCAACCCAGTCGGTGGTCGGAATGACGTTCTTGTGCTTCTTGGTCGGATCATGCGCAGCCACAACACCGTCTAGCGTCGTGTTCTGCTCCGTGGTCAGGTTCTCTCGCCCGCTGATGGTGTCGTCGGTCGCGCCCCAAGTGAACGGCAAGCCGCCAAGGCCGGCGGCAATGGTTTCATCACCGAAGGTGGGGCCAAGTTGCTTGGCCATCTTAGCCTCTCAGCATTCCATTAGCATACATATAGAACTGACTGGAAACACCGCTTGTTTTTCCAATAGGTGTTATAAAATGAAACCCTTCTGTAGCACTAATGACAGGGGCAGCTGACGCCACTAGTCCCCACCAACCACCAGTACCAACCGTCAAGTTACCAACATTCTGTACAATGTTTGTTGTGCCATCGAGCCCCAAGTTGCCATCGCAGGTTCCGGGTGTTCCGATAACAAATCCACCCATGACTGCAACAAATGGAAGTTCTTCGCCCCACATGCAAAAGGAAACCCTGCATGCCGAACTCAATTCCACATAAGTCCCGGATGACGTGGCCACGCCGGAGGTGCCACCGCCGCTTAATGTCAGATTGCGGCGATTGAACCAGTTAATGATACCCCTGAAAGTGCTGTCATCCTGAAACTGCGACGAGGCATTGGTGCGCACCATGCCGATAACGGTGCGGGTGTTATCTCCGCTCTTGATCTCTGTTCCGACATTGCCCGCAGTTGTGCTCGTCGCATGAGTGGTGGTCGAAAATTCAGCTGTGATCGTGCCGCTACTGTTGAAAGCGTAGACATAATAATTCGTGTTTGCGCTAAGACCACCATTGGTCAATCCGGCAATTCCGCCGGATGGGATGGCGTAGACGGTCCCCGCTATCCTGATCCTATCGCCATTATACGGCTTGAAGCTCAACGCGGTCGCGCTCACGTATGCAAGCCGGCCGCATTGCGGAATGACACCCGTCACACCGGCATAAAGTTCGGTGAAATTGAGATTGCACTTGTCGAACGATGAGCGCAGTTGATCGCCGGTGTTGTCGTTGGGCGCCGTGCCGATGTTGATGATCTGCTGCGTCATGGCATCATGGCATTTAGCTGAAGATTTCGTCCGCGCGGGCCTGCGTCAGGATGCCCGCAGCCACCAGATCATCCTTGATCTTCTGCGATTTCTGCTTGTTGAGATCAACGTTATCCTCGGACAGCGTGATGGCCAAATTCTTGCTGTAGCCGACCTTGCTGGCCGCGATGTCCGCTGCCTTCTGTTTTTCCAGCGCCAGCCATTCCTGATTGGTGAACCGCGCAACCCAGTCGGTGGTCGGAATGATGTTCTTGTATCGCTTGGTCGGGTCGTGCGCCGTGATCACGCCGTCGAGCGTGGTGTTCTGCTCGGTCGTCAGGTTCTCGCGGCCGAAGATGTCGTCGCTGGTTGCGCCCCAGGTGAACGGCAACCCGCCGAGGCCGCCCGCAACCGTTTCGTCACCGAAGGTCGGCCCCAGTTGCTTTGCCATCAGCCATTCACCACGGCAGTGCAGGCCATATCGAACAAGCCGGTGCCGGTGCTGACCGAGCCGGTGGGCGTGAAGTAATGATAGCCTTCCGTCATATCGGTGGCACTCTGGCCGCCGACCGGTGCCCAGGCCCCGGCGTTGATGCAGTCGTACAAGATGGGCGTGCTAAACACGGTCATTGATGCGCCATCAATGCCGACGTTTGCAGCCACCGTGGCAACGTTGTTGTTGCGCATATATCCCCACAGGCCGCAGGCCACCGTTTCCTCGGCCCAGGTGACGAATTCCGCCCGGAACGAACTGCCGATTTCCACGCTGCTGGTCGAGGTCGTGCTTGCCAAATTCGTTCGCACGCCGACCGAACTGATGGCGCGGCGATTGAACCAGCTGATGGTGTATTTCTGCTGCCCGGTGCTGATGAAGGTAGCACCAGCGGCAACCCGAACCATCCCGATCACGGTGCGGGTATCGAGGCCGGTTGGCACCTCGACCCCAACATTGCCGGCCGTTGCCGACGGTGCGTGCGTCAGGGTCGAGCGAAAATCCGCCGTGATGGTGCCGCTGTTATTGAACGCACAGATCAGATAGGTGGTGCTAGCGGCAAGATTCTGCCCCGCGGTGCCGTTGACGAACACGCTGGTGTTTGCCAGCCCGGCGATGCCCGCCGATGGTATCTGATAGATCGCGCCATTGATCTTGATGACATCGCCGTTGAATGGCTTGAAACTCAGTGCCGTGGCGCTGACATATCCCAGCCGGCCGCACTGTGGCGCACGCTGATATAGCTCGGTGAAATTGTCATTACATTTGGTGAACGCCGTCCTGGCGGGATCGCCGGTGCCATCAGTGATGGCAGCGCCGACATTGATGATCTGCTGCGTCACGGCATTACTAGCCGGAACGATTTCAACCGCACCGGACTGCCGCGGTAAATCCTGGTGGTGTTGAGCTGGATCACCGCGTCGGAATTCTCGTCGCCGACATCGCAGGAAAAGATTTCGCTGCCGTCCGCGGCGACGATGCGCGCGTCGGTGGCGGTGCCTTGCGCCAGCGCGGCGTCTTCCTCGACGATCTCATTGAACTCAAGTTCGCCGTCGACCGCCGGGTCTGCCACCGGCGTCGACAGCCGCAACACGGCAAGCACGCGATCGTCCGAGCGCAACTCGATGCTGCCGCCGTCCATCAATTGGGACAGCGCGTCGAGCATGGCATTGCTCGCGGTTTCAGACAGGTTGATCATAGACCGGGACGAAGTTGCCGTCCTCATCGCGCTCGATGCGGGTGACCTTTGGCGGCCGCGGTGCCTCGCGCTCGAGCGTTGGCGACTCGTGCAGCATCCGCACCGCGCTTGCGATCTGCTCGGCCAGCTCGGGCGGCACTGCAGTAGCCTCGGCCACGCATTCGCGCACGAACGGCACCATGCCCTTGGCCAGTTCGGTGATGTCGTTGTCGTCCATCATGCGGCCTCGCTATATGCGGCCTGCAATGCCCTGGTGAATTGCGCTGCGATGTCCTTGGCAGGAGCGGGTATGGGCGGCACCTCTGCGGCAGGCTGTGGCGGCGGTGCCGGCGGCTTGGCCGGCGCAAACGGATCGTCCTGCGCGTCGCGCTTGGCGAGTGCGGCCAGGCTGTAGTTTTGCTGCTGCAGATACGGCGACTCGCCGCCGTCGACCGGCTTGAGGTCGAGCTTGCCGCGGCCCTCGTTCGGGGACATGACCCCAGCGCCGACCGCATCGCGGATGGCAGTGACCTGGGTCACGCTGTCCATGCGCAGCAGGTTCTCGGTATCGAACTCGGTGCCCATGCCGCCGGCCCAGCCGCCGAGGCCGAGGCCGTGGTCGAGCAGCTCCTCAATCTCCTCGATGTGGGATTGCAGCGCCTGCGAATAGTATTCGACGTTGAGCGCCTGCACGTTGTTGTATGACGGCAGCGCGCCGACGCCGACCTTGTACGGCGGCACATGGTA